ATATTATCACAAGCACTATGACATCCAGTCCCGCGTCGGCTGGGTATCTGAGGTTGCGAAGCTGACGCCCAGCATGATCCAGGACGCCGTATCGTACCCATGGTCTGGCGCTATGTTCTCTGACCGTCTGTGGCAAAATAAAAACGCCCTGGTGTTCAACATCCGAGAGATCATCACCCAGAGCCTTATCCAGGGAAAGAACCTCCCGGAGACCTCAAAAGCCCTGTCGAATAAAATGGGACAGTCCTACAAGGTGGCTGAGAGGCTTGTGCGGACTGAAACAAGCCATCTCCATAACCGGGCGGATCTGGCTGCCTATTCAGCCGCTGGCGTCACCGAGTATGAGTACATGGCCACGATAGATGCGCGCACCTGCGAAGTCTGCGGCGCTCTGGACGGCAAGCACTTCCCCATCAAAGACGCCACGCCCGGAGTAAACTTTCCCCCAATGCATCCCAATGACCGATGCACCACGGTTGAATATGACCCTGAGGATGCTGCGGACTGGGCTGCTTCCGGTGAGAAGATGCCGGAGAGCATGACCTATGAGGAGTGGAAGGATAAGCAGGGCATTGAGGAAGAAAGCGATGTGTCCGATACCGTCCGGAGAGCCGCAAAGAGCTTGGTAACTGGGAAAAAGGTTGTTTCGTTCAGTGCGCTTCCCCAGGAAGTACGAAAAGATTTTCGTGCCGGCTTGAATAACGCAAATCCGGAAGTAGCTAAGGCCCTTAGAAAAGTCTACCGAGACGTTGATTATGCTATCAGCAAAAAAGAAGGATCCATCCATTTACATGGAGTGTTCTCAAAGAATACCGTTGTTCTGGGGAGCAACTCTTCACCAGGCACTATTGCGCACGAACTTTTCCATGAGATGGATGCAGACAGAGCAATCAGTTCTGGATTGACACTGGCTATCGCACAGGATCAGGTTTCTTTGAACATGGCCAGTA